AATGCTTATGGGCTGTTAGTGACATCACCGGTGCGGGTGTCAAAGTTACAAATGCATACAAACAGTCGTTAGCGGCTGCCTCGCTCTTTGTTGACTACATTTTCTTAGACACCGATGAGCGCAGACGTATGGCGCAAAACCCCCACGAATACTTGATTGAACAGCTTCAATTCACTGGTGACGAGTCGGTTGGTTCGTCGTCCAACAAGATCAAATTGAATTTAAATCACCCGTGCAAAGAATTAATCTGGGTTGTCCAGCCCGACATCAATGTTGATTATTGTGCGTCGCTCACAAGCAACCATTCGCTAAACCACTTGCTAGGTGCTCAACCATTTAACTACACCGATGCGCTAGATGCACTACCCAATGCTATTCACGCCTTCGGTGCCAAGACCCTTGTTGGCAGTGGTCAATTCATTACTGGTTCATCGGTGTTCCAAGACCCATTCTCTAACTCGTTAACACCTGGTTCAGCATTCACATCGAATGCTACTGCATCAACCGCTAATGGTCCTGTTAATACAAGCGAATCGGGTGTTTCGGATGCCGGCACATTCGTTTTAGCTGAAACCGCGCTAGATATGCATTGCTGGGGTGAAAATCCAGTTGTAGTTGCCAAATTACAGCTTAACGGCCAAGATCGCTTCTCCGAGCGTGAAGGCACCTATTTCGACCTCGTCCAGCCCTTCCAGCACCACACCCGTGCTCCCGACACCGGTATTAATGTTTACTCATTTGCTCTAAGACCGGAAGAGCACCAGCCTTCGGGCACCTGCAATTTCTCGCGCATTGACAATGCCACTTTACAGCTAGTCCTTTCGAATGCGACTGTTCAGGGTGTTTCCACCGCGAAGGTGCGCGTATATGCGGTTAACTACAACGTTCTCCGCATTATGTCGGGTATGGGCGGTTTAGCGTACAGCAATTAAATAATAAATTTTATGTTTTGTGTTTTTTTTTGCATTTAGCATTTTATTTTAATAATTCAAATTAAAATAAAATAATTATTATATAGCTAATTATTAATATGAACATTAGTTTGGTTTTGAGCAGTTTTTATTTTACATATGTATTTTTACTTACAACCGGTGCAATAACATTTATTGAAGCATTACGAACACCTATTCCAGTGGTGCGTCATATTATGAATGTTGAAACGTGTATTTCAGTTATAGCGTGTTATTTTTATGGATTATTTATAGCAGAAATTAAAAAAGCACAAGAAACACCAAAACCACAAGAAAGTCAAGACCCAAATACAACAGAAACTAATGACAAATTAGAAACTGTTATTCCTATAGCAAAAATTAATAATATGCGCTATAATGATTGGTTTATTACAACCCCATTTATGTTATTAGGTCTCTCTATGGTATTAGGTTACGAAAATAAAAAGCAAGTTAAAATTTATCCATTATTATTAACATTAGCTTTCAATTTTGCAATGTTGACATTTGGTTATTTAGGAGAAATTAGAGTATTAGCTAGAAACCTAGCAAGTTTTATAGGTTTTATATTCTTTTTTCTAACATATGGAACCATTTGGAAACTTTTTATGACTGGTTCAAAAATAACATCCCAATCAAAATTTATATTTTGGGTCTTCATAGGAATATGGTCACTATATGGAGTATTTTATCATGCAAAGGAATCAACTAAAATGTTTGGATATAATATTTTAGACTTGTTTGCTAAAGCAATAGTAGGTATTTGCTTTTGGTTATATTATACAAAAACAGTAGTATTTTAATCTAATATTTAAATATATGAGTGACTTGTCAAAGAATTTTATAATAGAAAAAGATGAATGCAAGAGAATAAGAAAGCACAATGCGATTAAATTACCTAGCACATTAGCAGATTTGAATATACCTAAATATATTAATTATTATAACGAGTGTTATAATAATGAAAAAAAACTATATAGAGAATACTTTAAAATAGAAAAACATCCGTATCAAGAAAAAAACAAAACATATATTTCTTCCAAGTCTAATAAAATAAGTATAATAGAAAAATTAAATCAAATTAAAAAAATATTAAATGAGTTAAATGCGATAAATGCTAATGATGCACTAAATGCTAATGACACTAATGTAGTAAAATTACCCAAATATATTTCAATTAAAAATCATATAGTAGATAGTAATAAATTCTATTTGTTATATGATAAAAAAGGCGCTAGTCGTTGCACATTACAAGTATTATATAATAAGTCCGAACCCTTGACACAATGTTTAAATAACTTTTTAGAAACTATTAACAATAAATTTGGGAAAAAAATTGATTAAATTATAGAGCTATTTATATAAGTATATATGTTAACCTTAAAAGAGCTCTCTAACGATATACTATATATTATATTAGCTAATACTAATATTATATGTCACGTATGTCAAAAAAAATATAATTTTAATATTTTATTTTATAAGAAGCAAAGCAAATTCTATTACTGCAGTAAATTATGTTATGAATTTATGTAAAAAAAATATTATAAATTTGAAATAGCTAAGTATGCTATGCAGTCTTAACCGTTAATGACAAATTTGTCATTTATTAGTTCCAATAGCTCATTTACAAGTTTGTCCTCATCAATATCAAAGAAACATTGAATATTATTAAGGATTAGTGTTGCATCATCATCAGGTGTTAGCTCCTTATCTCCTGGCTCACGTAATAGTGTATTATATACATACGTAATAACAGGAATATTTTCACAAGTTACAATACGAGCATTTTTTATATATTCAATATAATCAATAACTAGCGGAAAACCTTGAATAAATGCTTCACAATCTGTATTTAATCTATACATCAAATAATCACGAATTTCATTTTCATTAAAATATGCATCGTATATAGCTTGCGCACACATCTTTTTATATTGACTTTCTACAAATGAACCCGTCATTAGTTCAATATTAAGGTGGGGCTCATAATTAGTTTTTTCATTTAGCATTTGTGTCTTCAGCATTTATTATTGGATTATTGGATTATTGGATTAATGATATAAAAAGTAATATATTTATTAGAAATCAATTTTATTTATAAGATATAAGAAAATATATATTATAAATAAAAATTATATTAAATATTATTAATAAAAATATTTATATAAACTTTATAATATGAGTTGTATATTATATTATAGTAATTATTGTGACAATTGTAAAAAATTATTAGTAATATTATCTAAGTCAAGTGTTAAAAACGACATCCATTATATATGTATTGACAAGCGAATAGTTAGAAATAATAATACTTATGTTGTATTAGAAAGCAACCAAGAAATATTACTTCCAAATACTATTAACGCGGTTCCAGCATTAATGATTATAAATGATAACTATAAAGTATTATATGGCGACAACATAATGAATTTTTTAAAGCCAGTTGTACAAATGGCTGCTCAAAAAGCTACTAATTATAATGGAGAACCATCAGCATTTAAATTTGATTTATTATCTAGCGGAGTTGTTTCGGACAATTTTAGCTATTTAGATCAAAACAGCGACGAGCTATCGGCAAAAGGGAGTGGTGGATTAAGGCAATTATATAGTTATGCTACAATTGATTATACAGACAAAATAGAAACTCCACCTGATGATTATATTCCGGATAAAATAGGAGAAGTAAATGTAAAAAATTTAGAACAAGAAAGAAATGCTATTTAAAAATTACTATTAAATTAATTAGTTAATTTAATTAATTAGTTAATTAAATAGTAAATTTTATTATTTAAAGTTATTATATTAATTTTACTTATTAATGACAAGTAAAATTAATTTTACATTGACTAATGAAAATGCTATTACGCTTATTAATTTCTATAAAATTTTCAAGGATTTAATTATGGATTTGAAGACAACTTTTAATGATAAAGTTGGTTCGCTAATTGATAATAATAAAGACTATCAGCATATTATTAATTATAGCTTGCCTGATTATAATGATACTATGGATGCTGACGAATATGTTAGTGCTATTGAATTAACTAGCATTAGCATTGATTTTATGACTTCATTAAATAATGTTTATGAATATTGTAAGCATACATTTGCAGTGCGAAGTATAGATATATTATACCAAAATGAAGATATTTTTTTAAACAAGCCAAATGTTAAAAATTCAAATGCTAGTGCTATATGCACTATGTTTTTACCTGATATTGAATTTTCTGACCTATATTATGATGATACTAGTGCGCAAACAAAGCAAACATTATGGAAATATTTACAGCTTATATTATTTAATATAATAACATCTATTGATGATGTTTCGTTTTTTGGAGATTCGTTAGAATTGCTTAAAATCATTGATAGCAACAATTTTTCGGCTAAAATTCAAAGCACGGTTGAAGAATTAAGTAATATGTTTTCATTTAAAGAAAATAAAGCTTCTAAAGCAAAGTATAGCACTAATATGCAAGAAGAAACTAATGAAGACAAAGAAGGCGAAGATGAAGAAAGCTTTTTTGACATTTCAGGAAGTCCATTTGGAATGTTTGATACTATGTTTAATGATCTTTCAAATAATTTTAAAGACTTTGCTGACTTTGCTGGTATTAACGCTGAAGCGGATACTGGAGCAAATGCTGAAGCAAATACTAATGCTGAAGGCACTCCTAAACACAAAGATTATGCTATTCCAGATAAAGAGGAGCTTTTTTCACATTTAAACAATTTAATAAATGGAAAAATAGGTTCATTGGCTAAAGAAATAGCTGAAGAAACATCAAAAGACTTTGATTTAGAGAGTGATAACATAGGTGACGTTAATGAACTTTTAAAAGGATTTATGAAGAACCCCTCTAAAATGATGGGACTTATTGACAACATCAATAAGAAAATAAATAGCAAAATGAAAGATGGGTCAATTAAAGAAAGTGAGTTATTAGAAGAAGCAACTGAAATATTCAAAAATATGAAAAATATGCCAGGTATGAATAATTTTAATGATATTTTAAAATCAATGAACCTTGACAAGTTTATGCCTAAAGGTGGAAAGATTAATCCAAATACTTTTCAAAATATGATGGAGCAAAATGTTAAAATGTCTAAAATGAAAGAACGTATGAGGAAAAAGGCTGAAACAAATAAAGAGGGGTTTAGTGCTAATACTGGTGCTAATGCTAATACTGGTGCTAATGTTAATACTGGTGCTAATGCAAATACTGGTGTTAATAGTTCTAATAAAACTGATTTAAAGGATATAACAGCCAATCTCTCGTCGTTGATGGAAGAAATGAAATCAAATACTAGTTTTATTGATGATATTATTAAAAAGCAAGGAGTTAGTGCTAATAATACTCCTCGCTCAAGTGATGAGCAATCTAAACGCAGTTCTAACAATAAGAAAAAAGCAAATAGAAAAAATAAATAATGCAACCTTTAGCGAGTGTTGTTTATTATAAAAAGTTTATAATATATTATTATACAATATATTATATATTATAGTATTATAAAATAATATAATTAAAATTTATTATTAAGTTATTATATTATAATAAATAATGGCTAGTAGTTCTAACGAAACATATATAGGAAAAAATACTGGTCAATTGAAAGATGAAACTTTTTCAGAAGATAATATTATTACTAAAACAATTAAATTAGATAATGAGAATGTTGCGAATAATGTAAATGTTGCGAATACAAATGACGCAAATAATGCAACTAATGAAAACAGCGTATTTTGGTTAGTTAATCCTAGTATTTTATTTAGTAAAAATCATATAACAGAACTATGGCCTAGTGAAAAAATGACACGAGAGCAAAAATTAAATGCTATAACTAGGTTAGTTATATTATTAACTTTAGTGGGTTTTTTTTTGTCTAATAACTATAAAATTCTTGTTACAGGAATTGTTTCAATAGTTTTCTTAATAATTACATATAAAATTTTAAATAAAGATGTAAATGTAAAACTAAATGAAACATTTAGCAATGAAAATATATATGATAAAGTGAAGCATAATTATACTAATCCAACTAGTGCTAATCCAATTAGGAATATATTATTACCAGAAATACAGGATAATCCGCATCGTCTTGAGGCTGCGCCCGCATATAATAAAGCTGTTGAAAAAGCAATAAATCAAGAAACACAAGACTTCATTGTTACTAATTTTAATAATGATGAAACTATTAGAAAAAAATTATTTGATGACAGAGGAGATAAATTTGATTTTGAATGTTCAATGAGACAATTTTATAGCACAGCAAATACCCGTGTGCCTAATAATCAAAATGAATTTGCGCGATTTTGCTACGGTAATATGGCTTCTTGTAAGGATGGTGACGTTGAAATGTGCTTTAGAAATAGCGATATTTAAAATTATTTAAATAGTTTTAAATTGTTTTTGTTATTTATTTGTTATTTAAAATAATATTAAAAAATAATATATTATTTAAAAAAATAATATATTATTTAAAAAAATAATATATTAAATACATATAAATGACTTCAACTGTGGCATATCCATATACATTTGATTCGATGTCTAGAATTGGCAATGATAATCCTGCAATTGATCAGCGCAATATTCAAAATATAAATGAAGCTAATTACAATTTAGAAAACTTTTATCCGGTTTGTCCTATGTCAAGTGCTATTGACTTTGCATTAAGTCAACCCAATGTTTTCTATAAAGGTTCTCACGAAGGAGGCGTAAAAGGGTGCGCAATAGAGGCAAATAATGATTTAAAATATACTCATATTTCGCGACCTGCTTGTAAATTGTCGCTAGTAACAAGACCCTTTGTAACTGTGCCATATTTAGGAAGAGGCTACGGAGACTGCACATTAGAAACACAATTAAGAACCGGACAATTTGATTTAAACAAAAAAACAGTTAATAATATGATGGAGCAATCCTTTTCAGATTATCAAAACTATCCCCTAATTGATAGTATAAAAGAAACCGTTT